AAATCCAAAAGTCAGTAACCCGTATGATGGAAGTTACTATGGATACTGAAAGAAAGATTGACTTCGTATCTAAGGCGGTTGGTATCCGTTGGAAGAACACCGAGGATATTTCAACTCTAACTTTGGAGACAATCATTGACCCACTTCGTGATGGTGATAGTGATGATAACCTTTGGACAACCTTCAACGTAGTACAAGAGAAGTTAATCCGTGGAGGGTTCATCAAACAACAAGGACGTAACACTCGTTCAGTAAAGGGTATCCAATCCTTGAATATGGATAACATGATTAACACAAAACTTTGGGAACTAGCTGAAACATTTTGCTAATGGACAACCTATTCACACTCATCAACGAAAAATATTATGTCGGTCACTATCTCCCCTACAATTCGGTGGGGGAGATTACTGATAGTATTCTTGTAGAACCATTTGGTTTGAAAAATAAATATCATGCGAGAGAGTCTTTTGACGGTAAGCATTATGTTTATACATTTGATAAATCAGTTAATAACGATAAAGAGGAGTTTGAAAAAAATTATGGTAATCCTCTTTGTGATGTAACTGTTTTTAGAAGTACTTTTGTTGTTGAGGAGAATGAAGATAAGGTTTGTTTAAAAGTATTCTATTGTGGAAAACACAGAAAGGCTGGTGAAGTATTTTTTCGTAAAAGTACCAAACTGAACTACATTACATTTAATAAGAAAACCAATATTTTTACGGTTGGTAAAAACACTGAATACCATAAGAAAAGAGGTAAGGGTAAAGGTAGTGTTGTTAGAAGAAACTCATTTCCGATATCGTTAACTACGGATGGTTATCATTCATTTATGAATGGGTTAGATGATACCAAAACATATAATTTAAAAATTACCGAAGGTATTAATGTGTTTTTATCTAAAATTGGAGCTGAAAAAGTTTTAAACTACATTGAGTTACCGATGTCTTTATTTGGATGCTTGTTGGACAAACAAGGGGTTAAGAAACCTGATAATTGGAGAGGGTATTACAATGTATATCCAAAACCAATTAAAAAAGACTATAAGAAATACGGATTTAAGATGGTTGATGCTTATATGAAATTAAACGATGTAAGTTCAGAGAAAATTAAAAAAGTATTACATAAAGTCCAAAATCCTTGTTTCAAAAGTATTAAAATGTTGATGGATGTCTTTGGGAGAGATTTTATTTTACAAAGACCTGAAGAAGAATTGTGTATTATTTTTAACACTAAAATTGACGAATCACCATTTCAACCTGTAAGACATTATTTTGAAAATTTCGGTAAAAGGGATATGAGTAATTGTTATCAGATTTACTTATTATCTAAAACCGACCATAATTTATCTACTCATACTTTTTACGACCACGTAAGATTTTTTGATATTCTATCAAGAAACGAGCCGATTAAATGGATGTCTAAAACTTTGAAAGAATTTAATGCTGAACATAGTACTTGGTCAGATAAAGTTGACTTTTACACCACAGGGAAATACTCAAGACAATACTCTAATGAATTTGTTGAACAAGTATCAAAACCAATCATAACAAGTGATAAAATGGTATTTAACCCTCTTGTACTACAAAGTAGTGAAGAATATGTTGATGAGTCAGTACACCAATCTAATTGTGTAAGAACTTATCAAGATAGACCTTCATCATTAATTATATCACTTCGTAAGGAAGATGGGGAGAGAGCGTCAATTGAATACAGACCTTCAATCGGTACGAATAATAATCAACCTGTTATATTCAAACGAGTTCAGACACTTGGAAGATTTAATGGTTTATTGGATGATAGTTGGGATGATGCGATTTCTATATTGGATAATAGATTAAAAAGTATCTCTAATGAAGTGTGGGGTAATCCTATAGCTGAGTTTGTTACTGGTGGTGGAAGAAAAGAATACAACTTTATTTTTGATAAAGACGGACAACTTAACTGGGGACATTTAACAAATTCAATTGACATTGGAGATGATTTACCTTACATTGACTTTGAATGGTAAACGAAAAAAAGATATTTCTATTTGAGGATAGACTGTTGGATAAAGAAGGACTTTTATCAATTCTTCAGTTATCTGATGGACACAATCTTTTACCTAATGATTTTTTGAAAAGAGATAACATAGAAAAAGTTTTTATCAACTCAATCATGTATAGTGATGGTGAGGTTTACTCCGATTTAATATGTAAACTACCCAACGGTAGTTTTATTTATTTATCTAAAGCAGATGGGGTTGAGTATAAAGTAAAATTATATTATAACGCTGACAAGTTGAGTGAGGTTAAGTTCTTCTTAACTCAACTTTTGAAACAAAAAAAGGAAAGTAAAAATATTTAAAAGTATGGAACAATTAACAAGTAGTCAGATACAGGAAAAAATTAACAACGGGGAAGATTTTATATTAAAGATGTATGCCACATGGTGTGGTCCCTGTAAACAATTAACAGAAGAATTAAAGAAAATCACAACTGATGTGTCAATCTATGAGTTTGATGTTGAGAGTGATATTAATTTCTCAAAGAGTTTGGGTGTTAGAAATGTACCAGTTTTAAAATTCTATAAAGAAGGTGTTGATACTCACACGATGGTTGGTTTAAAACCTGCTGATATGGTATCATCATTAATCACTGAACACATTGAGAACTAATGGCTAATTTATTGGTTGCATATACAATGAAAGGTTGTCATTGGTGTACGGAGTTTAAAAAACAACTTAAAGAAAATAAGATTAAGTTTAAGGAACGAGACATTGAAAAATACGAAGAGGAGTATAACCTTTTTGTTGAAGTCACTGGTAATGATTTTGTTCCGGCATTTATGATTGTGGATACTGTAACAGAAGATGCTAAGTTATTCGCTCCCGACAGAGATTTCCAAGATATAAACGAAGCTGTTGGAATTATAAAAAATATTTTGTAGTTTTGTTCCATGAAGGAACTAACATTTAAAAAGAAAGGGGTAGTTCATACCCCTTTGACATTTTGGCAAGTTGACCCAACATCAAAGATTGCTATCTATCAAGGTGGAAGAGGGGCTCGTCCTGATTTGGATTTCATAGTAAAACATAAGGAGGAAGGTAAGAGATTACGGACACCATCACATACACATTGGATTGTTGATTTGATTGCTAAGAAACAATGTGCTCCGAATGTTATTAAGGGTTTTATTGATGACCTGATAAAAATCTATGATGAGACCGAACCATTTAATTGTGAGACATCAAGGGATACCTACAAGTTACAGTATGTTAATAAACTCACATCAAAGTATCTTGAGTTACAAGGATGTGGTTATTATTCTGTTGAAGTTTTAATTTCTTTTGTTGAGTTGTTCTCCAAGTGTGAAAAACAAACACCAGATGCGTTCATGTTTAGAAACCTATTGGTGATGGTTAAGGGGTATATTGATGGTGATAGAGACTTCTACCAAATCGTTGGTTATTCTAAACGTGTTTAAATAACGTTCAGGAACAATTTGGACGGTAGTTGGTAGTCATCTGATACCTTACCTTCAAAGTTGTCGTTTAATATCGATAGGAGAAGTTCTGAACTATAGTAACTATCTGATTTTACCTTTGTGAATTTCAGGTTACCTTCATTACTTTCAAATTCCAATTTAATGTTTCTGAACTTAAAGTACGGTTGTGATTTCTCCGAGATTTTATAAAGGTAAGAATAAAGATTACCTAAATAGTTTTTAGAATAACCGTGAGGGAATGTTGATTGTATGGTTATTGATGATAGATTGTTTGTTGTGAAAGTTTCAGGATATTCAAATACGAATTTTGTATCCTCAAAGTTTGTGTCTTTGGTATCATAATCTATGATGTCCAATGTTTTAAGATTAAGAGCTGTTAAATCAGAATAGTTATTTTGTTCTTGTTCTATGAACTTATCTGTCAGATTGTAACATCCATATATTTTTGGATTCTTTGTATAACCTTTGATAATAAATAAACTATTACAATCAACAACTGATAGTTTTGTTTTATAAGTGTTATTATCACTTATTTCTTGACATAAGAAATCTGCAAACTTATTAACAAATTCTTGATTTAAAATACAACTCTCTTTTTCCATGTCCAATTTTAGAACTAAAATTTTAAAGGTTAAAGTGTAAATAATTTTTTGTGTTATTAGAAATAACTATTAAATTCAATATTAAGACATTTTTTAACGTCACCTAAATCGGGGTAGTCAGGAACTCTTCCAGAACTCAACCAATTTAAATCACCATTTTCAAATAAACTTTTAAGTAGGTTGATGTAACCTCCGTAATAATTTAAATTTTCATATGGGTTATTTACGTTACTTTCAAACCAAAGTTTAATATTATTATGAGCAGTTTTTGTAACTTCATATCTTACACCCCATCTTTCTGTTGATGTACTTTTATTGTAGTCGTGTTTTTTGTATTTATACTCTTCTGATTTTTTACTATCAATAACCTCACCGACTAATTGTCCTATAAGTGAGTCATACAATTCGTTAGCATAAACCGACCCATAACAATTTGAGTATAATGAATATAATTCACTTCTTATATCTAATCCTAAGTTCATTATAAAGTATTCAACACAATCATTATCTTGTAAAAGTTTAGTGATTATCTCTTCATTTAATTTTAAATTCGACTCATCACCTTGTTCTATTGCTAAATCTTCTATTAATTCAGGAGTTAGATGTTCGATAGATAAATTACCAATTTTAAGTAAATCTTCTTTGATATAACCTCTAATTTCTTCTTGGTATTTTGGTTCTAGTTCTTCATAAATATCTTTGAACTCATCACCTGTTACGTCATCATATAAATAACCATCATAATCCCCATTTAATATTTCGGCAATTCTATCTTCACTAATATCGTTTCTACCACTACTAAAGAATTGTGCCAGTTCACCAGAATCTTCTAAATCAACATAATATTTCCCATCAATTTCAGTTATATCTGAAAATTCCATTTCCATCATCTTATAGATGTAATTTGGGTCTTTTTGTATTAACTGATAAATTATTTTATTTTGATAATCCGACCAGTCATTATTAAAAGGGTCAATGTAATGTGTTAAATTATTTTTAATTATTAACTCAAAAAATTTATCAAAACCACCTATGGTGTTTTCAATATCCTCTTCAGTAACATCTCCGTTTTGGAATAGAGTAATAAGTTTTACTAACTTATTTTGGAAAGCTGTTAGTACGGGTTTTTCCTCTTCTTCGTTTAAGTTTTTGAAAATTTTAAATTCCATAATGATAAATATAAAAAAAGGGGAAAAATTCCCCTTTTAGTTTTCTTATGTTGCGGGAAAGATTATTTTCCACATCCGCAACCACCACCGTTGTTGTTCTTCATTGTTTTTAATTTATTAGAGGTTTATTACTTTTTCTTGTTTTTGTTGTAGTACTTATCAATAGTACTTTGAATTGCTGTTCTGATACTCTCAGTTCTTAACTTTTTCACCTGTTCAGGTGACGCACTTTGTTTTTTACATCCACATCCCATATTGTTGGTATTTTATTATAAATATTTACCACATGTGATTTAATAGTAAATAATATAGTTATTTTAATATTTATTAATATAATTTTTATCATGAGAGTTAATATAGATATATCACAAATACAAAAGGTTGTTCAGATGTTGGTTGAGGAAGAAGGACAAGAGAGTGTTGTTATAACACCTGAGCAATATATTGACTTATTAAAGTTTACTAACTATAACGGTAAATTGGTTCAAAATATGAAACAATTCAGAGGTAAACGAATTGTTATTGATGGTGACTTAAGTTTGAGAAATACGGATGCTAATAACATTACAAATATCACAGTTAATGGTGGTTTAGATTTATCATACACTCAAATTAACTCTCTTGAGGGTCTTATATACAATAATATTTCAACATATGGAACACCGTATGAAAAAATTCAAATCAAAAAACAAAGACAGATTGAATTAGCCAAACAAAACGATTTACGACAAGAGGACGAATGGAATTTAGAAACTGCGACTAGTGAGATTGCGATTTTGGCAAATGTTTTATTTGAGTATCTGACTTCATCTTTTGGTCTTTATGAGGCTAAAGAACCTAATCATGATGCAAGGTTACAGGAACTTTATACTGCAAAAGAAAGAATGGAGGAAATTGAGAAAGAAACAGAAGATAATGAAAATCTGATGGATTTAGAAGCGGTTGAAGAAGAAATTGAAGAACTTGAAAAAAGAATTGACTTATATAATTTGGTTTATGATTACAAATATTATAGTATGAGAACTTTTTATTTGTTAACTGACGAATTAGAAGAATCAAAAGAAAGATGGGCGGTTGGTGATAATTATAGAACCCACATGTCGGCATATGAAAGAATTGATGAATTGATTGATGATATCGGAATAAAAGGTTTTAATTCTAGTTTTGTTGAAGATTATATTGATATTGAAGAACTTAAGGAAACTTTTAGAGACGATGAAGAAAATAATGTTAGAGAAAACCTTGAAGACTTTTTTGACGAGGAAGATTTTGAATATTCCGACCCGGCAGTTCAAGAAAGGATTGATGAAATTGAATTGTTTTTAGAAGATTCTGAAATAGACCAAGAAAAAAAAGATGAATTAAATGAAGAACTTGATGAGTTAAGAGATAGTGATAAAACTGTCCCTGAAAATTTAATTGAGGAAAAGGTTGAAGATTTAATTAATGATTTGGTTGATGACCCTGCGAACGTAATTGAAGAATATGGTTTGAATATTGAAAACTTTATAGATATAAAAGGATTTAAAGAAGGGTTAATTCAAACTGACGGTATTGGTCACACACTGAACTCTTACGATGGTGATTACGATACTATTGAATTTAATGATGAAACATATTACATTTTACAAATAGAAGGGTAAAATGGAAACCAAATCAAGAAAAAGAAGAACGAAAAAAAATAATCATTTCAGATTAACAACCGACTGGTTATTAACAGAACCAATTGACTACGAACACAAATATTATATGTTGATGGACTTTTTAAAGTTCTGTGACGATAAGATTGAGAAGTTTGAGTTATATCCATTATTTAGTGAAATGTCATTACACTTGGCTAATCTACAAGTGATGTCTTCGGAATTCAAATACATCGTTGTTAATAAGAAGTTTGAAGTTATTGATGATGAAATACTAATCAATGAACTTAAATTCACACCCATCCCAAAATTAAATGATGATGAGTTGGAAGAATTAAATAAGGTATTAAAATATGCCGGACCAAAGTTTTTTGAATATTTCAATGTCATCAAAGCTCTTTGGACATTAACATACGACTCGGTTTCAATCAAACACACCAACGAAAATAAGAAACAGGATTTAGAAAGAGGTTACTTCTTCACACTTAACGGGAACAACAAAAGGATTTGGAAGTATACAACTGGTGGTATTGATACGGTTAAACACGACAGTAAATTTGCGGTTCAGTTGATATTTGATGGGGAAAGTAAAAAGGTAATTAGAACAATATTAAATGAATTAACACAAGATATAAGTTTACCCATCTTTGAATTAATGTCTTCCAACGACCTACCATTTGAAAATACACTCCTACCAATCTTTAAAAGAAAGGTATTAAGTTACATAGTTCAGAAAAAAACAATTGTAAATCTAAAAAAAGATTAATATATTTGTTATATGGGATTCAACAAAAAAATAATAGGAGAAGAACAAATCAAAAGTTTAGAAAAAGATTTAACTATTATTAATCATTATCTCAAAGCCGATTCAATCATTTTCACAAATAACGACGTTGCCAAAAAATTTAAAGAGTATGAGAAACAATATAGACCCGTATGAAGTTCTGTTAAGAAAACTTGAAAAACCAGTTCATATCAATTACATTTGTGATTATATCCTACGAGTTGGAATCGACGAAACAAGAAAACGAATTGAAAAACTTGTAAGTGAGGGTATACTTGAAGAAAGTAAATATGGAAAAGAATATTATGTCAGAACAAAAAGAAATGGTTAATCACCCATCACACTATGGTGGTGAAGATAATCCATATGAAGCTATCAAAGTCATTGATGCTTGGGGTTTAGATAAAGATTTTTATTTGGGTAATGCGGTCAAATACCTATCACGTGCTGGTAAGAAAGACAATGTGGTTCAGGACCTGAAGAAAGCTATATGGTATATTGAAAAAAAGATAGAAAAATTACAGAATGATTGAGAATTATATTAATAAGGTAATCAATGGTGACACCATTGATGTAATGAAAGAGATGCCTGAAGGTTGGGTTGATTTAGTTGTAACGTCACCACCATATAATGTGGGTATCCAATACGACACACATAATGATGAGATTGTTATGGATGAATATTGGGATTGGTCTGAAAAATGGTTAACGGAGGCTTATCGTTTACTTAAAGACGATGGAAGAATGGCTATTAACATACCATATGAGGTAAATGTACAAGCTCGTGGTGGTAGAGTATTCTTTGCCTCTGAGATATATCAGGTGATGAAAAAAGTTGGGTTTAAGTTCTACGGTATTGTTGACCTTGAAGAAGACTCGCCACATAGAAGTAAGACAACTGCTTGGGGTTCTTGGATGAGTCCATCGGCACCTTACATTTATAACCCAAAAGAGTGTGTTATTCTTGCTTATAAGAAAGTTCATATTAAGAAAATTAAAGGTGAACCACAATGGAAAGGTGAACCTTATCTAACTGAAGAGGGAAAGAACAAAGTTGCTTATTCTGAACAAGATAAGAAAGAGTTCATGGAATTGGTGTTTGGACAATGGAAATACTTTGCTGACACTCGTTCATTAACAAAGGCAACGTTCTCGATGGATATTCCCGAAAAGGCAATTAAGATATTATCATATAGAAATGATATTGTTTTAGACCCTTTCAATGGTTCAGGAACCAGTTGTGTGGCAGCAGTTGTTCATGACAGAAGATGGGTTGGTATTGAATTGAGTGAAAACTATTGTGAAATTGCTAAACAACGAATACAAAGTTTTGTTGACCAAAAGAACCAACAGAAGTTACAATTTGAAAACGGAGTCCAATAAACTCCGTTTTTTTATTTATTTGTATATTTATAATTAAATGTTATTATGAAAAATTCGGAAGTTGTTAAATTTTTACTAGAAACACAAACTCAGTTTAGAATACTACACTGGCAAACAAAATCATTCTCAAGACATGAGGCTTATGGGCGTATTTATGATTCACTTGATGATTTGATTGATAAGTTTGTTGAAGTTTGTATGGGTAAACACGGAAGACCTAGTTTTACAGGCGGTTATACATTAGCGGGTAGAGATATTGAAGAACTTGAGTTAACTGAGTTTATTAATTTAGTATGTGAATACTTGGTGGGATTGTCTGAAAGCTACGACCCAAAGATGGACTCAGATTTATTAAACATTAGAGACGAAATGTTAGCGGAAATTAACCAGTTGAAATACTTGTTAACTTTAAAATAGAGGTATATTACTTTTTTACTTTAAAAGGTTCATCGTAATGATGAACTTTTTTTTTGTTATAATATTTATTATTAATGAAAAAGATAATTTCTGAAGGTGGTATTAGAAACATAAAAGAACTTTCTAATAGATACAGCAAAGCGAAGATATACTTTCACCAAGATTTAGATGGTGTTGCAACTGCATTAGCAATGAAAAAGTATTTGGAAGACAATGGAATTAAAGTTGTTGATGTTGAAGTAATCCAATACGGAGATAAAGAATTTGCGGTTAAGAAGGCGGATGCTGAAGGTGAAATTATGCCAGTTCTTGTTGACTTTGCTCACGGAAAACCAATGTTCGTGGTTCATACCGACCACCACGACAGACAAGCCGGAGCTGACGAAACTAAGTCAACTCAGTTCAGAGGGGCTCGTTCAAATGTTGAAACTCTTTCACAGATTGTCCCGGCTTCTGAAATTTTCACACCAGAAGATGTTGCGACAATATCTATGGTTGATAGTGCTGATTACGCTTCCAAAAACATTACACCTGAAATGGTGATGAATTATGTTTATGGTACATCAAAAGAAAAGAGTGCTAAAGAAAATAGAATGTTATTAGGTTTGGTTACCAACAAATTATTGTTGGCTTT